CTGAGCAGCCAGGTGGCTGCACCCGAGAAGAACCCCTTGACCTTGCCGGGGATGCCCTTGACGTACTCGGCGACCGCTCCCCAGATCGACTGCAGACCCTTCAGCAGGCCGCGCATCCCCGCGGCCCCAGCGGACAGAAGGAGGCCCGCCAGAGCCTTCAGCGCGCCGGCGATCTGCCCCGGCATCCTGGCAACGTTCGAGATGCTCGCCTTGACCCCCGCGGCGATGGCCCTTGCCAGGAGCCTCATGGCGTTCTCTCCGAGGTTCGCGAGTCGCCCCGGCATCTTCTTCAGTTCGTCGACGGCGGCACGCGCGAGAGCCCTCAGGATGATGACGATGAGCTTCTTACCGGCTTCGGCGACGCTGCCCATGCCCTTCATTCCCGCCGCGACCGCCTCCTTGACGTGAGACCAGGCATCGGAGAAGTCGCCGCGCAGCACGGCGGCGACAGCCTTCAGGATGGGCGCCAGCACCGCGAAGAACGCCTTGCTCGCCGCGATGCTCGTATCCCACGCCGCCTTCAGGATCGGGCCGATGGTCGACCAGTGGTCACGCACGAACCCGACGATCTTCGTCACGCCCCTGACGATCATGCCGACGAAACTCTGTACCACCTCGTCGAGCGCCGCGAAGGTCGGCTCCATCGTCCTGAAAGCGGCGACGATGGAGGGCCAGTTGGCGCGCACGAAGGCGACCACGGCGCCGATGCCGCCTATCACCTTGCCGACGAAGCCGGCGACCGCCTTGAGGACGTCCCAGATGATCGGGATCGCAGTCCGCGCCGCCGAGACGATCGCCGCGAAGATGCCGGCGGCCTGGTCGCTCTTCAGCCACTTCCCGAGCCCCTTGCCGAGCTTCTCGAGCACCGGCCCGATCTTGACGCCGAGGTCATCAAGGCCCCTCGTGATGGCTCCGAAGACGACCTTCACGAGCGGGAAGACGCCGGTGAGCAGCCCCGCCCCGAAGCGCGACACGGCGGCCATCATATTCTTGAAGGCGCCGGTCGTCGTGTTGCCGCTCTTGAGCGCCGCCCCGCCGAGGCCCGCCTGCATGGCCTCGGAGAAGGTCTTGAAGTTGATCTTGCCGGCGGAGGCCAGGTTCACGACCTCACCGGCCGTCTTGTGCAGCACCTTGCCCATCATCTGCACGATCGGTACGCCGGCGTCGTTGAGCTGCGCGATGACTTCGCCCTGGATCTTGTTCGAGGCGGCCACCTTGTTGAAGATGGAGCCCATCTCACCCATGGACATCTTGGCGATCGTCGCGGCGTCGGCGACCAGCTTCAGGGTCGAGGTGAGTTGCTTGCCGGGCTGGATGCCCGCCGCCACCGTGCCGGCGGCGACCTGGGCGGCCTCGTCGAGCCCGAAGGCCGTGCCCAGGACCGAGGCGAGCGCGTTGTCCATGATCTTCTTGACCACGCCGGCGTCGTAGCCGAGGCCGCGCAGCGAGGCCCGCGCGTCCTCGATGGCGGAGAGTCGCTGGAAGCCCTTGACGAGGGACACGCCGATGGCGGCCGCGCCCGCCGCTGCGGCCACCGCGATGCCGGTGATGGCCACCTTGCCGATGGTCCCCGCCATGCGGCTGATGTGGCTGCCGAAGCCGGAGAACTTGCGCTCGCCGGCGTCGAGCTTGCTGTTGAACTCCCGGTCGTCGACGCCGAGGTAGGCGACGAGTTCACCGACTGTCATTGCGTTTCCTTCGGCGGATGCAGGACGCGGTAGAGCCGCGAGTCACTGGCGAGCAGGCCGCTGATGCGGACCAGGAGCCAGCGACCCGAGCGCTGCCGCAGCAGGCCCGGGTCGCTGAGGTCTATGCCGTAGACGTCTGCCATGTCGGCCTCGATCAGGCCCCAGTGCTGGAGGACGTCTCCCCAGCCGTAGCTTTCTCCCGAGGAGCGGGTGATGCTGCGTGGGAGCCCCGAGGCCGTGACCGGGCCGGAGTCTTGCTGCGTCGCGCCGCCCGGTTCGGCGCTGAGGTTTCCCCCGCGTACTCCTTCATCACGAAGGAGAGCAGCTCCACGAGGTCGGTCGCCGAGAAGCCGGGGTCATCCGTGATCTCGTCGAGCACGTCCTCCGGCATGATGCGCCGCAGGATGTCGAGCGCTTCGCCTGGCGTGACTTCGGCGCCGTCGCCCTTCTCGGCCTCCATGCGCAGCACGTCGAGGAGCAGGGCTCCGGAGATGGAGCCCGGCAGCTCGAAGGTCTTGCCGCAGGCCAGCAGGGTCAGAGTGTCGACCTCGCGTTCGGCGCGTGCGGCATCGAAGTCGATGAAGCGGTTAGCCATCTCTGGCCCCGGTTAGGTGATCTGGATGGGGACGGTCACCGTGCTGACGCCGACCGCGTTGTACACGACCACTTGCTTCGCGCCGGCCGCGACTGCAGGGGCGACGAAGTAGAGCACGTTGTCGGACTGGACGATCCAGTAGCCGGCAGCCGTACCGCCGGCGCCGCCGAGCTTGACGCCCGTCGCGGCCGTGACGTTGTCGACGCCGTTCAGCATGAAGCCCTTGCCGATCAGCTTGTGCAGGGTCATGCCGGCCTGGATGCCGACCGCCGGGCTCACGCTGTAGAGCACCGGGATGGCAGCCGCGCCCTCGGGATGCGTGATGTCGACGTAGGAGCCTTGTCCCTTGAGCTCCACGGAGACGGTGTCGAGCACGTCCATGGCGCCGCCGTCGTTGCCCCACTGCATGACGGCGAGGCCCGTGTACGCCTCGACGGCCGGGCCGATCACGGTGCCGGCGTCGTTCACGTTCATCTCGTACCAACGGAACTCGCCGACATTGGCGATGCCGGTCGAGCGCTTGCAGCCCGTGCGGATCGACTCCTGGCCGGGGTCGTGGATGAGCGGATCGGCGTACGTGACCTTGCGCTGCAGCTTGCACTCGATCGACCACTCGTAGGCCGTGGTGCCCTGGCTCTTGGCGCCGCCGCTGTCGTAGTCGGAGTTGTCCTGGAAGGTCTTGCTCTCGGAGAACTTGAAGTCGCTGATCCCGCCAACAGGCGTCCACACAGGGACCGCATGCGTGCCGGTGTTCTTGTCGAGCCACCACTTCCTCGCGAGGGTGTCGGATCCGAGTATCACTCTTGGCGTTGCGGACATGATGCGGTCTCCTTTACGTGCGGTGCGTTGAAGGACGGTGAATCGTTGCGTAGTAGTTGCTGGAGCTGCTCCAGCGGTTGTTGGCGTCCTGGCCCAGCGACGCGGGGCCAGAATTGAGCAGGCACTGCACGATGCGCACGCCCGTGCTGAGCGTGATGTGCTGCGCGCCGTGCAGGAGGTTGAAGATGGCGTCGGTGAGGTCGCTTACGGGCCGCGGATCGGAGCCGCCCCAACGGCAGCGGACCTGCACGCCGAGCACCGACGTGGAGAGCGAGGGATCGTCGCTGACGCCGTAGGCGGTGAGCGTGATGACCCGGTCCGGCGCCTGCGGCACGTTGCCGAGGATGATGGCGGTCTGCAGAGCCGTGTAGGCGCCGCTCGTGTTCCAGGTCGCGCCCAGACCGCCCGCCGCGAGGTAGACGGCGAGGCCGGTCAGGAGGTCGGTGGTGAAGCCGGAAGGCAACTTACACGTCCGTCCATTCGGCGACCGTGAACACGCCGGAGCTGGTGTCGGTCTTCACGAACGCGGAACCCAGGCAGGGCCAGTCGATGGGCAGGCCCACGGGCCCGGCGGTGATGTAGGCGCCGCCGTCGAGGATGGCGCAGTGCGCGTTGTAGGTGGCCTTCTCGGCGCAGAGCAGCGTGACAGCCGTCGCCAGGTCTGAGGCATCGGCGACGGCCAGCAGCGTGGCGCGGTTGGTCGCGTCGCCGGCGCCGCCGTGGGCGGTCGTGGCGTCGGCCATGTGCGCCAGCAAGGCGGCCTTGGCGGCGTTGGCGCCCACGATGACCGCGGGCAGGTCGGCGGCCGTGGCGTCACCCTGCGCGGCGTGGCTGTTCCAGTACGCCTTGAGCAGGTTGATCAGCGTCTGGTCGGTGCCCTCGGACGAACCCACCGTGGTGGCCGCGACCAGACGCAGGTTCTCGACGTCGGCGACGCTGTGCGCGGTCGTGCTGGCGAAGTGCGCCAACATGGCAGTCCGCAGCGCGTTGACCTTGACGCGCAGCTTGGGCTCGTCGTCCGGGACACCGGTGAATGTGTACGTCGAGGCGGCGAGGTGGTGGGTGGTCGAGAGCGCGTGTGCCGAGACGATGGCAGCCAGCTTGTCGGCCAGCGTGTAGCCGGTCGCCAGGTCGCTCATGTCGGCCACCACGCCGGTGACGTTGGCCGCGTCGGTCTCCTTGTGCCCCGAGATCCACGCCGTGCCGGCGGCGACGTGGTAGGTGAGGCTGGCGATGTGCGTGTTCACATCGGCGAGGATCTCGTCGATCGCCGTCTTGGACTTCGGCAGGTCGTCGGGGTCGTCGGCGGCGATGGTCGTGGTCGTATCGGCGATCTTGTGCGTGACCAGCGGCGCGTAGACGAGCGACTGCGTGATGGTGCGCGGGCGCATGATCAGCTTGAGACTCTTGGCGCTCGGCGTGACCTTCATGTAGGCCGTGCCGGACGGGCTGTAGACGGTGACCGCCGGGGCGCTCGGGAAGGGCAGCACGCCCCGGATGTAGTCTGCTCCTTCATTGCTCATGCTTGTACTCCTAGCTTCATCCGAGACTCGCTTTGATCTCGCGGGCGATGAGCGCCTGAACGGCGGCGCGCTCACTGTTGATTGGCGTCTCCAGGTACTTCGCCTGGCGGCCGGCGTCGTGGCGCCAGGTAAGCTCCTCGTGTTGGCGCACGGCGTACACGGTGTCGTAACTGACGGCGGCCTGCAGTGCGCCTTCGTCCATCGACGCCACACCCGAACGCAGCAGGGTAGCTTCCTCGATGGGCACGATCTTGTTCGCCTCCGTTAGTACATGCTCCGCACCGAGCATCAGCCCTCGCGCCGCGCCCTTCTTCTCGGCGGCCGTGGCCTTGGCGCCGTGCCACTTGGCAACAACGGTCATGCGCAGCTCACGGCGAGGAACGCCGTGCCTCCGCGGAACGTCTGTGGGCTGGCCGTGAGCACGCGGCTGGCGCGGCCGTCGATGGTGACGCGCGACTCCGGCGTGAAGACGCCGGCATCGCTTGGGTGGACGGCGAGCGTGGCCTCGGAGACGACCTCGACGCCATCGGAGCCACGTACCAGGCGGCGCGTGGCGTCGACGTTGCAGCGCACGGTCACGGCCGCCGCGTAGACAGGTCCGTAGGAGCCCCCGCCGCCGTAGGTCTCCACGGCGACGGTGCCTTTGAGCAGCGAACGGCGTACATTCATGGCGTCCACGGTTCGCCGCCATAGAGTCCCGCCGAACGCAGGATGCGCGCGGCCCTCGGGGCCAGCACCATCACGAACGCGGGCTTGGCGCTGACGCCGCCGATAGACAGCGACTCCAGCGGCCCCAGCACGTCGTCCTCCTCGTCGCCGGCCAGCCAGAACTCGACCTGGGCGCAGGTGGCGTCGCGGAAGGCGGCGATATCGCCTGAGTCGGTGGGGAGGCCGCCCGTGTCGACGTCGTAGACGGCCGTGCGGCAGTAGTCGTCGATGAGTTCGGAGGCGCGCAGAAGCAGGCGCGTGATGTCCTCCGGTGGTGCGATGGCGACGGCCGGCGCGGTGACGCCGTAGCCGCTGCCGCCGTCGAGCAGGGCGAGCAGACTGACGACGCCGTTCGCCACGGTCGCGGTAGCGGTGGCGCGCACGCCGGTAGCCGGCGCGGCGATCGTGACGAGTGGCGAGTCGACGTAGCCAAGGCCGCCACCAGCGCCGAGCGTCAGGACCGTCACTTTGCCTGCGCCCACCGTTGCGGTCGCTGTGGCTGTGACGTTGCCTGATCCGCCGAACGTGGCGTACTCGGCACTGGTGGCATAGGCGGTCATGTCAGGCCTTCTTCTTGGCCCGGGTCTTGGTGGGAGTCGGCGCCAGGGGGACAGGCGCGGGCGGCTTCTCTTCGGTGACGCGCTCGAAGTTGCTCGCCTTCTCATAGATGAAGGCTTCGCTCTCGGCGACCTCGATCACGCGGCCGTTGTCGGTGTTACGGAAGGCTGGCATGGTCAGACCCTGGGCAGTTGGACCCAGTAGATGAAGCCGGTCATGCTCGCTGCGACAGTCACCCGCAGCGTGCCGTTGTTCTGCAGGAAGCGCGCCGACTCCAGGCCACCGATGACCTCGGCCGCGTAGGAGGCGTCCCCGTCGGCGACGGAGACGGCCAACGGACCCTGGCCGGACGAATCGGCGGGCGGGTTGTCGCCGGCCGCCAGCGTCACGACCTTGGCGCCGTTGAAGGTGTTCTGCACGACGAGGAAGCCGTCCTCGAGGCGGCCACTGGGCGTGATGACGGCGGTATCGGCGTGGACGATCGCGGTACCGACGCCGGTGTCGATGGTGAAGTCGCCAGCAACGGCGAGGTTTACGGTTGTGACGGCGTAGTCAGCCATGATTCCTCATCCCTCTCAGGTCTGCGAGTAGATGGATGTGACGAGACCGGTCGGGCGCACGACCTTGACGCCGTACAGGTGCAGACCCTTGAGCGCGTCGGAGAAGCTGCCCTGCGGACGGTACGCCTCGACCTTGCTGATCTGCTCCGCGAAGGTCACGGCACCGGGGTAGCCGGCGATGACCGTCGAGTCATTGACCGTGTCGGAGAGTGTGAGGTTGTTCGAGAGGATGACGTCGAAGCCCATGATGCGGCCGACCTGACCGTTGCGGAATCCCGAGCCGCCCGTGAGCGAGTCGATGGTGATGTAGCGCGTGTCGAGCATGAGGCGGTTCTGGATCCACGGCGCGATGACCAGCCAGCGACCCTGCTGCGGCACGTTCGCCTCGTCGAGCTTGGTCTTGATGTCGAGGATGCCCTCGACGCAGAGGGCGCTCGTTGCGCGGCTCGTCGCAGGGTAGGCGTTGTCGGGAGTGACGGAAGAGACGCCCGCCTCCATGGCGGCGATGATGATGAGGTCGGCAGCGTCGGCCAGCGCGTAGGCGGCCTCCTGTGCGGCCTCGGCCATCAGCGCGCCACCGGCAGCGGCCTGGCGCTTGTCGATGTCATCGACCTCGAATGCGAAGTAGTAGGCCTTGTCGATGATCAGCGACTTCTGCGCGTCGGTCAGGGTCTCCGGCGCGATGACCGTCGAGTCCTTCACGTAGGCGGCCACCGTCGGACGGCTGATGCTCGTGATGTGGACGGTGTCGCCGGCTTGGCTGATCTCGCCCTCGTACTGGCGGTTGCACAGGCCGGCGAAGACCTCTGCCTTCTTCAGACTGGACAGCAGTTGGGCTGACCAGACCTCGGGAATGAACTGGACTACACTCATGGGGCGCTCCTAGTCTCGATGCTTGCGGATACGAGACGAGAAGCGCCTGGCCTCACGTCGCCGCGGCGCCGGGCCGCGGGTCTTACTGTCCTAGCGTCTTAGTGTGTGATGCCGAGCAGCGTGTCGAGCTGCCCGTCTTGCCGCGCCTTCTCGACGGCCTCGGGCGACATACCCTTGAGGTCTTCGCGGGTGAGCTGCCCCGGCACCGCCGCGCCGCCGCCCACAGGCCCGCCGCTACGCGGGGGCGGCGCCGCGGGCACGAGGCGCAGGTTGGGGTTCGCGATCAGCGCCGCGACGATGGCCTTGTCGACCTGGCCGGCGAAGTCGTCCGCCTCGGGGTCGAGGGCTTCCAACGCGGCCATGAACGAGCGGCTGTCGGTCAGCGACAGCGGGTCGGCGCCTGCCTTGCCGGCGGCGCGCAGCACGGCGTTCTCGATGCGCAGGTTGCGGGCCACGGACTGGGCGGCCTCCCGCTGCTCGGCTGCCGTCCGGGCAGCCGCTACGGGGTCGTCGTCACCCTTGAGGCCCAGCGCCTTGGCGATCGCTTCCCGCGTCGCCTCCAGCGCCTGCGCCTGTTCGGTGGCCTTGGTGCGGTTGTTTGCGGCCTCGCCGCGCGTCTTGGCAAGCAGCTTCTGCGCCCACTCGGGGAGCGCGTCCACCGACTCCGCTGCGGGCGCTTCTGCCGGCGCGGGCGGCGGCGGGGTAGGGACGGCCGCCGGAGGCGCTACGGGCTCGGCGTTCGGCTCCTGAGTGGCTAGGGCAGCTTCTTGCGTCATCGTCGCCTCCTGGGCGGCTCGCTTGTCCCGGCGTCGAGCCGGGCCTCTACCCTTACGTGAGATGTAGCCCTTTGGCCTCTAGAGCGCGCCGAGACGCTCCCGGTGGCGCCGCCTCTTCGCCGTCGTACTCGCCACAAGCTCACGTATCTTGCGCTGGTACTCACGCACTCTGACGCTCGCCGCCTGCGCCGCCGCGTCGTCCATGGCGGCGGCCTGCAGACGCTTGGAGGCGCGGGTCTGACACTCCAGGTAGCGGAGCTGCTGCGTGGCGACGTAGCCCTCGGGGTCGGCGACGTCGCCCATCGGCTTGGTGACGCCGGGGATGTAGGCGGAGACGGAGTGGCGGCAGTTGCAGTGCATGAGACGGGCGGCGCGGGCTTCGTCCAGTGATGGATACCTCACGTCCGTTCCTGACAGTGACAGCACCTTCCCTTCCCACTCCCGGCACAACGGGCATTCTTTCGGCGCGTCCGACACCATCACCAAGTCGAGCCCGTTCGCCGTCAACCTGTCGACGTGTCCCTGCACCGCCGCCCGCCCGCAGCCCGTACGCAATGCCATCTCCACGTAGGACTGCATCGTCCAGTTGCGTCCCGCCTTGTCGACGAACCCCAAGATGCCGCGCTGCGCGAACCTGTTGAGCGCCGCCTGCGCCGCCTGCAGCCGCGTCTGGTTGCCGAGCAGGACGCCCGACGACGACTCCGCGATGACGTCGCGGTAGACGTCCATCACGCTGCGCAGGATGCCGAGATGCGTCGAAAGCACGTTGCCGAGCGCCTCGCGGACCAGCGCCTCGATGGCGCGCAAACCGCCGAGATACTCGACGCCGGCGCCCATGCCGAGTCCCTTCATGTCGGCGACGGCAGAGAGTCCGCCACTCTCGTAGGCCTCGGTGATGGCGGTGATGATGCCCTCCGCCGCCTTCTTCTGCAGATCGGCGAGCACGCGCTCGGCCTGGCGACGGTACTCCTCGAGCTGCGCCAGCTTCGTGGCCGCCCACTCGGGAGCGGCGATGCCGGCGCGCAGGTTGCGGGCGATGCGCGCGATGAGCGTGGCCTCGGCGTCAGCGTAGTGCCGGGCGACGCCGGCGGCAAGGCGCTCGGCCTGGGCAGGGCTGACGGGCACGCTACTTCTTCTTCGGCGCAAATGGGTTAGCCCGTTTCCCGCCGAACGGCATCTTCTTCGCCGGCGCCTTCTTGCCCGCTGCAAGCCTGTTCACATTGAGGCGCTTGT